CATGGACACAGAGCACGGACGTGGTATAATAAGTACATACACAAGGGAGCCTATGAAGCAAACTTATCAAATGTATTTCGGTAGGAATACACCTGCTGGTGAATACGTCACAGATGATGCCTGGGAGAGCTTCAGAGACGTCTTAAGCATGACTTTTATGTCATACACCATACAAGATGTTGAAGGGGCTTGGAAGGGCGTACAAGAGGACACTAAGCTAGTTACTGTTACTACTAAATACAGAGAGAAGGTTAATGATGTGTGTCAAGCATACGTTAATCTATTTAATCAGGATGCTGTTGGTTTATTAATTAGTGAGCCAATGACATTTGTTACTAAAGAATCGGAGATTTACTAATGGCTAAGAAGATCGGAGTAGTTGGAGTTACTAAAGCTGAGAATGCACAGCTTGGTTTACTACTTAAGTATATCGTTACTAATGATGAAGTTTATAACTCATTACCTGAGGATGTACTACGTTATCAAGATGCATTCCATAAACTATGTAGTAGGTACTCAACATGAGTGACTACAATATAGAAGATGATGATCTTGAGTATATATTGTCTGTCTTGGATGAATATCCACAGGACTCACAAGCATATAAGATCAGAGAGGATTTATTAGATCAAAAGTATCAGGTTTAACTATGGCTATTGCTTATTTCTTATTAAGAGATGATGACTGGACTGTTAGTAAGGACATTAATGAATTTGCTAAGGATCTAGAATTATCTACACATTTAACTTGTACAGATTACATTTATTATGAAGACAATGACCACGACGCACACTATATTGCGTACTGATCAGTTACAAAAGATATATAATAATGTACGTAGAAAGAAATATACTTACAATCCTATTCGTAAACATCACACTTACCACCTATTTGGATAATGGCACTACAAGCTGAAACAACTTATGACTATACCTTTGGTCATGATGCCTACTTACATTACTGTTCAGAACATGATGTACTCAGGGTAGCTGATAGATCAGGAGATTCTGTTCTATTATCTAACATCACTGAGAAACAGATTGATACATTCATTAAGTTCTATAATGAGTATGTAAAGAACACTGAAGAAGAAGCGGGGTTTGAATATGCTGAAGAGTAAAGAATGGCTAGTACTTAATGCTGTTAAAGCATGGCTAGTTAACTATGAAGATAAGGAGACAGAATTAACTCCTCAATACAATGCACTACACAAGGAGTTATACAATGCCTTCATCACAAATGAGACTCCCGTTCAAAAACGCGGACGTCCAGCGAAGAGAGCGAGGAAAAAAGAAACCTCAAGCTCTACGTCAAGCAAAGAAAAGGTTACAGAACCTAAAGAACAAACTTAATTCACAGTCAAATGCCTAAGTATCATGTTATACTAGAGAGTGGCAGAGATTTCATTATGAACTCTGTCTACTCTGCTTTCAATGCAGATGATGCGGAGACTGTAGCTTATGAGGCTATGGAAGAGGCTGCATTAATGGATGATTATTTACAAGATTTGAGGTACATTGATGGCTAAAAGAAAAGGTTACTATCCTAATAATTGGAGAGCAATCAAGGACGCACCTGATAACCTCTTCCCACCTGTTGAATATAATGACTTCATGGATTGGAAGATGTGTGGTTGGGAATTACCTTCATCAGTAGATTGTATTATACGTGAACAGAACCTGGAGACAGGTGAAGTTAAAGAGTATACATATGCTACTGTTACTGGTGGTAAGAAACGTGCTGCTAAGATTATGAAAGAAGGCAAGAGTGAATTTCTTGTCTGTACACATGATAATATAGGTCATATGTTTCCTAAGAAACTAACAAAAGACGATACTATTTATGACAAACGCACCCAAGATGGAACAGACTACATCGAACTCGACGATGACGAAGAGTTACCCTTCTGAACGTACACTAGATGATATTTATACCTATGAGAAGCAAGCATTAGATTTACTTAATGCTAGGTTTAAAGGTAAAGAAGATCATCCAAATTACTCAAGACTAAAAGACTTACTAACTGATCAAATCAACGATGAGTTACATGACATCACCCACACCATCACAAATAGACGAGCAAGTTCAACTTGAACGTGATGCTATTAAGCAAGGACTTAAGAAATTACAAGACCAGACACTTAAACTTGAGAATCAAAACTATGCATCTGCTACTATATATGGTATAAGTAGTATTGATACTTTATTACCTGATGTAGCTGAACAAATAGATAATACTACTTCAAGAATACATGAAAGAGGTAATGGTAGGGCATTTAAAGATATACACCAGTATCTTAAGGATATAGATTCACAGTCAGCGGCTGCTATTGCATGTAAATTAACCTTTGATAAAGTCTTTGGTTATAAAGAAGGTAGTAATCAAGCTGTTAATGTATGTGATTCTATCGGAAAGGCTATAGAAGATGAATGTCAAATGAGACATTACGAAAGACATGCACCTGGATTACTTAATATATTGAAAGAAAACTATTGGCATAAAGCTTGTGGTACTCATCAAAAGATAGTAGTCATAAGGACGCTAATGAATAGATATGAAGTTAAACAATGGAAGGCCTGGAATCGTAGCTTAAGAATTAAATTAGGTGCTTGGTTATTAGAATGTATAATGAAAGCTAGTAACTGGTTTGAGAGGGTTCATGTTAGACATGGGAGAAAGAATGAAGTATTTGTTGTACCAACTGCTGAATTTATGGATATTAAGGATGAAGTAATGGCTAATGCAGAGTTATTTGCACCTTTAGCTTGGCCTATGTTAATCCCTCCTAAAGATTGGACTAATGAAACTCCAGGCGGTTATATGCTAAATGAGATAATGGAAGGCCACGACTTAATTCGCAGGAGCAACGGCCCGTGTATACAGGGAGAAATACCACTAGCTTTCCTGAATAAAATTCAGAAGATAGCCTACCGATGCAACCCATTCATTGTTGAGGTAGCAGAGACCTTACAAAATAAAGGTATTAGTGTTGGTAAGTTCCTCCCGATTATTCATTATGATCTACCACCTAAGCCTGTAGATATAGCTGAGAACGTCTTTTCTCGTAAAGCTTATAGAAGACTGGCAACAGAAGTAATGAATAAACAAGCAGCAGAGTTCAAGAGATCCTGCCGCACTCGAATGACAATGGAAGCAGTTCAACGTTTTAAGAATCGTGAAAGGTTTTATATACCTTGGTCTTTTGATTATCGTGGACGCAGCTACCCAATTCCTGCATTTCTTACAGTTCAAGATACAGACTTTGGAAAATCATTGCTTATCTCAGCTGACGAATCTTACATTACCGAATCAGGAAGGAAATGGCTTGCATTCCAAGTCGCAACGACATACGGTTTAGACAAATCAACTATGTCTGAACGATTGAACTGGGTAATGGATAATATACCGTTGATTACCAGAGTAGCCAAAGATCCTATAGGGAATATTGGTGACTGGGAGGCAGCGGACGAGCCGTGGCAATTTTTAGCTGCGTGTGAGGAGTACTATGCGGTAGTAACTAAACGTACCAGAGAACACACAAGGTTATTTGTTGCCACGGATGCAACATGCAGTGGGCTTCAGATCCTCGCAGGATTAGCGAGAGACCGCAAGACAGCACAACTCGTCAATGTGTTGCCTTCTGAACGTCCACAAGACGCATACAAGGTAGTAGCTGAGAAAGCTAAACCTTTCGTGCCAGTTTCGATACACAAAGTTTGGGATAGAAAGTGTGTCAAAAGAACCGTCATGACTATCCCCTATAATGCTAAACCTTTCTCCAATCGCTCATATATACGTGATGCCTTAAAGGAGAAAGGAGTAGATATAGATAAAGATGATCTAACAATCACAGTCAAGGCTGTTAGGGATGCTATGAATACTGTAGTACCTGGCCCAATGTCAGTGATGAAGTGGATTGAAGATGAAGTAAGTAAAGCTATAAAGAGGGGTGCTACTGAATTAGAATGGATCACACCTTCTGGATTCGTTGTTAAGCAACGTATAATGAAGAAGGAGGTAGTAAGATTAAAATTACAACTCTTAGGTGAGTGTAAACTATCAGTAGCTACTAAAGATGGTGATAAGGTAGATGTGCTAAGACATAAAGCTGCTACTGCACCTAATCTTATACATTCTTTAGACGCATCACTACTACATCTTAGTATAGTTAAATTCAAACATCCGATAGCATTGATTCATGACAGTGTGTTAACAAGGGCTACCGAGATGGATGAGTTATCTGCTATAATAAGAAAAACATACATGCATCTATTTGCAGAGCATGATTATTTAAATGACTTTGCCTCACAGATAGGGGCAGAGACTAAACCACCGATTATAGGTGACTTAAAACCTGAATCGGTAATTGATTCAACTTATTTTTTCTGTTAAATGTTTTCACTATTTGATTACGCATTTGCACCAACTAGAATAGTCGTGGTCTCTGAAGAGAGATTACAGGCTGCTGAAAGAGAGGCAAAGCTTGAACGATTAAAACAGGTAGATGCTAGGCTACAAGAGCTTAGAGAATACCGTCAATCACTAGCTAAAGAATTAGCTCCTGCTAAAGAGGAGGCTAAGACAGATGCCTAAGAATGTACACGTTACAGACAATATTAAACTGGAAGGATTCCAAGCTGTACTAGAACCTGGTAAGTTTGGTTATTCTTTATCGGCTGTGGTCGATGATAAACTCATTGACGAGCTAGAAACTGAGAGGACTGATGTCTTAAGATGGGCAGAATCCAAGCTCAAGAATCCTAAAAGAGCTACACTTAAACCAACACCCTGGGAAGAGGTAGCTAAAGGGAAACATAAAATTAAATTCTCATGGGGAGAAGATAAAAGACCTCCTGTTGTAGATACAGAAGGTTCACCCGTAACTGATACTAAAATACCGCTTTATGGAGGATCTACTGTTAAACTTGGTTTCTATCAAAAACCTTATATTCTACGGGATGGGATTACCTATGGCAGTAGCCTTAAGTTACTTGGTGTACAGATTGTCGAACTAAGTAACGACGCAGCAGGTGTAGACTCTGATGATCTTAGTGATGCACAAGTCGCTGACTTATTCGGTAAGACACAAGGGTTTAAATCTACTGACGCACCACCAGCAGTAGAAACAGATGACGAAGATTTCTAAAGAATCCCAAGAATGGGCTCAACAAGCCTTTGATAAATTAAAAAATAAAAAGGAACCTAAGTTCCGATCTAAACTTGAGGAGAGGGTAGCAACTCTCCTTGAACAACTAGGTATCTCTTATGAATACGAGACTGAGAAACTCAGCTATACTATCGAGCATAATTACACTCCCGATTTTGTTCTTCCTAACTATGTCTACTTGGAAACAAAAGGATATTGGGACGCTGCCGATAGACGCAAAGTGTTGGCTGTTAAACGAGACAACCCAGGAGTAGACTTAAGGATGGTCTTTCAATCACCTTATAATACAATCTCTAAAAAGAGTAAGACTACCTATGCTAAATGGTGTGAACGTCATGATATACCATGGACAGCATACCACGAAATACCATTAGATTGGTTGATATAATGGACGCAGAATTTGTAAGACATGAGCCTTGCAATAATTGTGGATCGTCAGATGCAAATTCTTTGTATACTGACGGCCATTATTTCTGCTTCTCATGCCAAACTTACACACCCGCAGAGGGTATAAATCTTAATTCACAGTCAAGAAGGAAAATGTCTAATGTCCAACTCACAGGATACGCACAAGAACTCCGAAAGAGAAGACTCTCTGTCGGAACTTGCGAGAAGTTTAGAATTTACAGAGACGGAGACACTCTACGCTTCCCATATCACACAAGCGATGGAGCTCTTGTTGGGATCAAAGTAAAAACAAAGAGAAAGGAGTTTACATATGAAGGAGTTTCCACTGATACCTTATTCGGTCAGCATTTGTTTCCTAGTAGCGGTAAACGTATTGTTGTTACTGAAGGTGAACTAGATGCTGCAAGTTGTTATGAGGCTATGTCGGGTTGGCCGATGGTTTCATTACCGCACGGTGCAGCCAGTGCAAAGAAAGATATCCAAAAACAAATACCTTTGTTCCAAGGATATGAAGAGATAGTATTATTTTTTGATAGCGATGAACCAGGACGCAAGGCAGCCGAAGATGCTGCAGGAGTCTTACCTCCAGGCAAGGTTAAAATCGCGCGTATGGAGGCATATAAAGACCCATCAGAGGCGTTACAAGCAGGTGACGCAGAAGCGATTAGAAAAGCTATATGGGATGCAAAGCCGTATAGACCAGATGGAATTATTGAAGGAAAAACATTATTAGAACTCGTTACTACACCGCAAGCACCCTATGATCATGAATACCCCTTCAAAGGACTTAATAAGAAATTACACGGGATCAGGTATGGCGAGCTTGTCACCTTTACTGCTGGCTCTGGTTCAGGAAAGACCTCAATCATGCGTCACATTGCAACTGACTTGCTCTGCAAAGGCGAATCAGTTGGGATCTTGGAACTTGAAGCAAGTAATAGAAGAACAGCTCTTGGATTGATGTCCACAGCAGTTGGAAAAAATTTCAACATAGGAGAGTATGAAACCAAAGAACTCACCACCGCCTTTGAGCGAACTATTGCTAATTGGAATGTCTATTTGTTTGATGGCTTTGGGAGTTTTGACCCGAATGTTATTTACAACAGGATCGAATACCTTGCCAGTGGATTGGAGTGTCGTATTATATTCCTAGATCACCTTAGTATATTACTGAGTGGATTAGATGGAGATGAACGACGCATGATAGACACGACAATGACTAAGTTACGCTCTCTAGTAGAACGTACAGGTATTTCACTATTTTTAGTATCACATCTACGGAGAGGAAATAATGATAGGGCTACGCACGAAGAGGGAGGACGTGTGTCCCTCGCTTCACTCAGAGGATCTCATAGTATTGCTCAAATCAGCGACTCGGTTGTTGCGCTTGAGGTCGATCAGCAAGCCGATGCTGAACGAAAGCTTACGACTGTGCGAATCCTTAAGAATCGCTATTCTGGCGAGGTTGGAGTAGCGTGTCAACTAGGCTATGACTTAAACACTTGCAGATTTAAAGAAGATGAAACTAAGGAACCACCAGTTTTCAACCCAACCACGGATTTTTGATGGAGGCTATGAGCATCCATGGTATAAGCATACAGATAATAAATTAATTAGACCTAACCCACCTACGCAACAAGCAATTGAAAAGGCCAAATTCATTGACAAAACCTACCACTGGAATCGGGACAATAGTGTTCGATCTGGAAACAAACGGTCTGCTAGGTGATGATAACTTACGTATACATTGCATAGTATTACATTATGTCGAAGACAACAGAACCGAAGCGTTCAACGACGAGTGCCCTGGTAAAGGCATGTCTAGCCCTGTGGTTAGAGCAGTCCAACACCTCGAAATGGCTGATTGCATTGTCGGTCATAATATCGTGGGGTTTGATCTCCCTGTTATTAAAAGTATCTATCCCTTTTTTAATCCTACTGGGACTATTGTCGATACCCTTCTTCTATCTCGCTTATATCATCCGAATTTACTCGATATAGATAAAAGACAAGCATGGAAAGACATGCCAACAAACATGTATGGTCGTCATTCTCTTGAATCATATGGCTACCGATTAGGTGAATACAAAGGAAACTTTGCAAAGAATACTGATTGGAAGGATTGGTCTCAAGAAATGGAAGACTATTGTGTACAAGATGTTAAAGTTACAGAGAAGTTATGCGATCACTTCCACCCTTACCTGACTGGCTCAAATTAGAGCATCAGGTCGCACAAATTCTTACCCAACAGGAGATTCATGGATGGTATTTTGATGAAAGAGCTGCACGGCAGCTTGAGTCTACTCTCAGAACCGAGTATGAAAATACTTGTAAAGTATTACGAGACAGGCATCCTTTCGTCGAAGGAGCAAGATTTACTCCTAAACGAGCTAACCGAACAAAAGGCTACGTTGCAGGAGCAGAGTTTACAAAATTAAAAGACTTGAATCCCACTTCACGGGATCACATATCATGGATCTTACAGACACATTATGGTTGGACTCCTTCATCACTAACGAAATCAGGGAAGGCGGTTATAGACGAGACCGTCTTAAAAGAGATTGGCTCGGATATAGCTCTAGCTTTTCTGAAACTACTGGATCTGACGAAGCAGTTAGGGATGATATCCGAAGGCGTGAACGCATGGCAGAAGCTTGTTACGAAGTCTAGGATACACCACCATTGTTCAGTAGCTACATCTACATTTAGATGTGCTCATCGAAAACCCAATTTAGCACAAGTACCTAGTGATGAAAGATTTAGACAATTATTTACGGCTTCTCCAAATAAAGTATTGGTCGGTTCCGATCTTAGCGGTATTGAGCTCAGGATGCTTGCCCACTATCTCGCCCGATATGATCAAGGACGTTATGCCAAAATCCTCCTTACAGGAGACATCCATCAAACCAACGCAGATAAAATCGGTATCACCCGATCTCAAGTTAAAACCGTCACCTACGCCTTCCTCTACGGAGCAGGGGATAGGAAAATAGGTGTTAGCTATGATAAACAATTATCCGACGAGGAAGCTGCAAAGAAAGGAAGAGAGATACGTAAGGCTTATGTTGATGCCATTCCAGGTCTTAAGGAACTGCTGGAGGGCGTACACAAAGCTAGTGAGAGGGGTTATCTTTATGGACTCGACCACCGTCGTATCCTCGTTGACTCGAAACATAAGTCCCTCAATTACCTCTTACAAGGATCGGCAGCGATCATTGCCAAAAGATGGATGGTATTAGTTCATGAATGGATTTCTAAAACTGCTCGACAGCTGGCATTCGTTCATGATGAATTACAATTTGAATGCTTACCAGAAGAAGTCGAAGACTTAAAGTTCCTGCTTAAATGTACAGCTATGCAAGCTGGAGAATATTACAACATGAGATGTCCAACTGCTGCTGAATGTAACAGTGGTAAGAATTGGGCAGAAACCCATTAACCACCTATGAAATTATTAATTGATGCAGACTACATCGTATATAAGTGCTGTGCTGCAGCGGAGACTGAGATTGACTTTGGTGACGATGTTATCCTTGTCACTTCTAACTTTAGTGATGCATACAAAGCTACCACTGGAGAACTTACCAAAATTAGAGACAAATTCGGATCATTCGCTGATTTGATTTTGTTCTTTTCCGATGCTATAAATTTTCGGAAAAAAATTCTACCCGAATATAAAGGGCATAGAAATCGTAAGAAACCTTGCGGTTACAAACGTGTTGTAAATACACTGAAGTTGCACTATGATGTAATTACTCTGCCTGAACTAGAAGCAGATGATGCACTAGGTATATATGCTACTAAGAATCCTGGTAATATGATTGTATCTCCTGATAAGGATATGAAACAGATCCCAGGTAAGCTATATAATTTAGATGAAGTATTCACAGTCAGCAAAGAGGAGGGTGCTAAGTGGCATCTAATCCAAACCTTAGCAGGTGATCAAACTGATGGATACCCTGGAGTACCTGGAATAGGAGTTAAAAGAGCTGAAGCTCTCTTTAAGAAGGAAGGTTACTCTTGGAAGACTGTTAAGAAAGCATTTGCCGATAAAGGTTACACTAACCTTACTGCTATCACTAACGCCCGACTCGCTCGTATATTAACCGCTGATGACTATGACTTCAAAAAACAAGAGCCTATACTTTGGACCCCCGCCTCCGATTACCAAGTTGACGATGGAGCAGGATCTGAAGATGAGGGTAATAAAGGATAGATTAGAACATACATATGACCATGAACGAGAGAGTATTATAAATCTTTTCTTAGCATTACAAAGACAGAACTTTGTATTAGGTAATTCACTCACAAATCTACTCGAAAAATGGACTACTATAGAAGAGGTAGCATTGAAGTATGGTCATTTATTAGAGACCAAGGACTAAATTTTCACCTCGGTAATGCTATTAAGTATATTTGCAGAGCAGGTTACAAAGATAGTAAAATAGAAGATTTAAAGAAAGCAATCCACTACTTACAAAATGAACTCCACTATGAAGAAAACATTCTTATCGGATCAGGCGAAGGAATTTCGCATGAAATACAACCTTAAGAACTCACATGATAGATCCACTAGGCATGTTCAAAAACAATTAATTATAGAGGAGTTCAAAGAATTTCTTGAGGCTGAAGGATTCTTATTTATGCATGGTAAAAACCATCAAGAACATGCATTAAAAGAACTAGCTGATTTAGTATATGTATGCTATCAATATGCTACTAATATGGGATGGTTCTTAGATGAAGCATTAGATAGAGTACATCAAAGTAATTTATCTAAGCTTGACGAAGAAGGTAATCCCATATATCGTGAAGACGGTAAGGTTCTTAAAGGACCAAATTACAAACCACCAAACCTAGAAGATTTATTCTAATGACTGCTGAACTTATTTCCCGCACTGGTCGGGTCCAATCATGGTTGGATAACCCAGAATCAAGACTTCCAGTGAGCTGTACTGTATTTGTCGTTGAGGACTCTATGGAGGGTCCAGAAGGCATTGAGGCTAGCTGGAGATTCGCATCTCATGCATTGAGATTCGGGGCAGGTTGTGCTATACACTTGTCTAAGTTACGTCCTAAAGGACATGAGAATGGTAAAGGATTAACCGCTAGTGGTCCAGTATCCTTTGCTAAAATATATTCCACACTAAATGAAACTCTACGTCGTGGGGGAGTATACAAAAATGGTGCTGTAGTGATACATTTAGATGCAGACCATCCTGATATAGTAGAGTTTATAACTACACCTAGATCAGAGTTACCTTGGGTTAAAAGATGTGTAGACATTAGCCCAGGTCTCTGGGAAACAATGGGTAATACCACCAAAGAGGCATTAATCTATGGAATCAGATCAGGAGACATCTGGCTCAACAAAATTAAATACAATAAAGCAGGGCAGAGGATATTCGGAAACGTGTGTCTTGAGGTTTACTTGCCCTCACGAGGAACATGCTTGCTCCAGCATGTCAATCTCAGTGCCTGTAATACACGGGATCTCAAAGCGGCTTTCGCTCAAGGTATGTCCGAGTTGTGCGATCTCCATGGCAGAACAGGTGTTGGAGGGTCTGGAGAGTACTTATCCTCGGACATCGACAGGCAAGTTGGGCTCGGAGTGCTTGGCTTATCCAACTTCCTTAGACGACACAGCTTAACTTATGCTGAGTTCGGTGAAGCTTTAGAGCAAATGAATAATAAACAGGCTGTAACTAATGAGAAAGCTCATGATGTAGTCTGGAATTTAAGAGAAGCTATAGAAGGTGCTGCTTTCATAGCTAAGAATAATCATATGGATAGAGCTTTTGCTATAGCTCCTACCGCATCCTGTTCATACAGGAGTCAAGATCTGGATGGCTTTACAGCTACCCCTGAAATAGCACCTCCAATAGCGCGCTCTGTTGATCGTGACAGCGGTACTTTTGGAGTACAAAGATATGAATATGGCGAAGTCGAGATCGCCTCAGAAGTTGGATGGGACGCATATAAGCGTGTAGCAGACAATATTATGATAATGTTCGACAATACGGGACTTCTTCACGGCTATAGCTTTAACTCTTGGAGTGATGTTGTAGAATACGATAATAAATTCGTTGAAGAGTGGTTACTTTCACCTCAGACCTCCCTATACTATTCCCTGCAAGTAATGGGCGATGTACAGGACAAGAGCGATGCGTATGCTGCATTAGATAAATCCGAAGTCGATGATTACTTACAGGATATTCTCGGAAACGAGCCAGTAACCTGTGATTGTCAAGAATAATGAGAAAACATCCTTATCAAAAACTATTAGAAAGAAAAAGAACTTGGACACCCGTCAAACCCACCAGAGGAGAATTTAAAGAAGGTGCAGAAGAAACCATCAAGCGTGCTCTCGCAATACGTCATATGGAGCTACCAGTTGGAGAGTTTATTCGTGAAGGACTTGAAAAAGAAGTACCATCACTTGCTCGGACGCTTCTTGAATCAAACGTTAAAGACGAGATTAAACACGATATTGCACTACAATACATAGTAGATGCATATGGAGAAGATTCACAGTCAGAGAAGGAGGCGAAATTATTAAGAGATGCTTGGATCAAACATCCCGACCATACCATTACTAAGGCACTTGTCGCAGAACGAGCTATTTTCTTTGTTCTGCTCCCTTTCTTTCGGTTTAATGGCTGCGCTGCTTTACGTACAGTATCGGCAGATATCTCAAGAGACGAACAGATCCATGTCGGCAGTAATTCTCTTGTATGTGCAGAGTTGGGTCTTTCTGCTTCTCCTTCTTTGGATAAACTTAGGAAGGCCACCATTAACTGGATTCTTCAACCTCTAGGTATAAATACCTACGATAAATATTTGGACAAAAAATTCTGGCTGGATGCTAGTGATCGATTAATGTATGAGGGAAAAGCCCCAGAGCTTTCTGATACCAAGTCAGCTAGGATGCCAGCTTTCTTTGAGCATAGCAATGTCAACCTACCCCAATACGCTTGAACCATTACTCGGTCCTAACATCGAGTCCCTCCTCTTAGAGATGGAGGAAAAATTTCCACCAGTAAACCCACATCCTAAAGAGGAGCTATCATCAATCATGTATAAAGCAGGACAACGCTCTGTAATAGAGTGGTATAGAAATAGAATAGAGGAGGATAGGTAATGGCATTTCAAACAGGCGGAGTAACCTATGGAAGAGGTGATGCCTGGGATTGGACAGCTCATAATCAGTGGAATCAGAAATTTAAAAGTGATGATTCTTGGATTGCACTTGCCAATGAACCACAACCACATGGAGGACGTAAACATGCACAATTTACTAACCCACAAGGTGATCCATACTGGGATCATTGGAGTGATTATAAATTAGATCCTAGTAGGGATTGGAAGACTACTTGGGGAGCATTAAGACCATTAGATACTGAAGGAGGTAAAAGAGATAGTAGAAGTTGGGGATATAATTTTGGAACAGATAGTAGATCAAAAATGTTTGATACCTGGCATGATCCAGCTACTGCTGGTTGGCAGAAAGGTGTACACATGACTACTGGTAGATCTACTCGATACATTAAAGACAAATGGGGTCCAGATGGAGGTAGATCTCCTCTTGTAGAAGTCTTAGATTATAATGCTTATCAAAGAGATCCTATCTATGGTGCTGCTTGGTCAGGACTAGGTAGAGAAGGTAAGATATCTAGTGTTCAAGATATACTTGATGCAGAAGGATACATGGCTGGTGCAGGTGAACGTAATGCTGAAAGACAAAGACAAGCTGACGCACAACTAGCCGCAACTAATGAACAAATAAGTTTATTACAACAACAATTAGAAGATGCTAGAAAACCTAGACAGATAGATGTAGGTCAAGGTCAGACTGTTGGTGAAGGTGGTGTAGCAGATTATGTTTTAGGATTAGAACAACAAAGAGCTAGAGATTTAGATGCTTTAACACAACAGCTGACAGGTCAATATAATACTCAACTATCTGATGCTAAATCAGCTTGGCAAACACAATCTGCTAGTGATCTTGATGCATTGACAGCACGATTACAACAACAATATGGTACACAGATATCTAGTGCTGAGAGAAATGCTGAACTTCAAAGGCAACAGATGGGTCAACAGTTAAGAGCTGAGTATGACCAGAAACTAGAACAAGCTCAAGCTGGATGGGCTGATAAATCACAGCAAGAAAGATATGCTTTAACTCAGCAATTAACTGATCAATATAGAACAGAGTATGATAAAAGATTAGCTGATGCACAAGCACAATGGCAGTCAGCATCAGCTACACAAGAGAGAGCATATGATGCAAGGATATCTGACTTAACAGCAGGTTGGGATACCCAAAGATCAATGTATGATACTAGTTTGTCTAATTTATCTAGTCAACTAGACCGTCAACAATCAGTATATGATAGCCGTATTTCTGATCTATCTGGTCAGTTAGGTCAGCAAAAGTCGGTTTATGATACTCAAATATCAGGATTAACTAGTCAGTTAGGTCAGCAGAAGGCAGCTTATGGTGATTTGTCTTCTCAATTTGCACAGCAAAGGGAAGATTGGAGTAAGCAACAGGCAGAATGGGGAGCACAACGAACAGCTTATGATACTTCTTTAGCTAATCTAAACAAATCAATATCTGATTACCAAGCTAGGGAACAGAAGAGATTACAAGAAGCAGCTATAGAATCTCAACGTGCAAGGACTGCTGCAGCATATGCTAGAGATGGTGGCCCTGTAAACCCAAGTGTAGGAGGTGTTAAGACTCAGAGAGGTCTAACAGATGCACGACGTAATAGATATGGCACTTCATTTAAAAGAGCTGATATGACTATTACAAACAAACAATTAAACATATAAAATAATGACAGCTAAAGAAAGGTACGATTACTTATGTACTGATCGTTCACAATTTCTAAGCGAAGCAGAAGATGCGACGAAACTTACCCTACCTTATCTAATTAGAGGTCACGAAGAAAATGCTCGTGGCATGAAGCAGTTACAGACTCCTTGGCAATCAGTTGGTGCTAAAGGAGTCGTGGCTCTAGCTAGTAAATTATCACTTAGTCTAGTACCACCACAAACTAGCTTCTTTAAGTTACAATTAGATGAGTCTCAACTAGGTGAAGAGTTTCCTCCAGAAGTAAAATCAGAATTAGATCTATCCTTTGCAAAGATAGAGCGTACAATCCTCGATGCTATTGCTGCATCAGATGATCGTGTAGTAATACACCAAGCACTACAGCATTTAGTTGTCGGTGGTAATGCTCTTATCTTTATGGGTAAAGCTGGTCTGAAATTATTTCCTTTAAATCGCTACGTTATAGAAAGAGATGGTAACGGAGATGTTATTGAAATAGTTACCAGGGAACGGATCAACAAAAAGTTAATCGAAAAATATCTACCCGAAGATTATAACTATGGTGAAGATGAATCCGTAGTTGATGAAACTAGTGGTACTGAAAATGAGTGTGATGTATATACTCATGTCACTAGAGATAACAATAGATTTGTTTGGCATCAAGAAGTATATGGTTATGTCTTAAAAGAATCCTATAGTAAAGCACCAGTTAAAACTACACCTTGGCTACCACTACGTTTCAATACAGTAGATGGTGAAGCTTATGGTCGTGGTAGAGTAGGTCAGTTTATAGGGGATCTTAAGTCACTTGAAGCGTTGTCTCAGGCACTCGTAGAAGGCTCTGCAGCAGCCGCTAAAGTTGTTTTTACTGTATCACCCTCAAGCACAACAAAACCTCAGACGTTGGCTTCTGCAGGTAATGGAGCGATAGTTCAAGGACGACCAGATGATATCGGTGTGGTACAAGTAGGTAAAACTGCTGACTTCCAAACTGCTTATCAACTGATGGCAACATTAGAAGGTAGATTAAATGAAGCATTCCTTATACTTAGTGTAAGGGATAGTGAAAGAACTACAGCACAAGAAGTACAGATGACTCAGATGGAGTTGGAACAACAACTCGGTGGGTTATTTGGTTTACTTACTGTAGAATTTTTAGTACCTTATCTTAATAGAAAACTTAGTGTCTTCCAGAAAACAGGAGAGATACCTAAGATACCTGATGGTATGGTTAAACCTATTATTGTAGCAGGTATTAATGCTCTTGGTAGAGGACAGGATGTACAAGCATTAGGTAGCTTCCTAACTACTATTGCTCAGACAATGGGACCAGAAGCTATACAGCAATACATTAATCCTGATGAAGTTATAAAGAGACTTGCAGCTGCTCAAGGTATAGATGTTCTTAATCTTGTTAAGAGCATGGAAGAAAGACAACAAGAAGAGCAGAGAGCACAGCAACAAGCAATGCAAATGGAGCAATTAAAGCAAGAACCTAACATGGCTAAAGCTCCAATGAATGATCCATCTAAAAACCCTGCTCTAGCTGCTCAGTTAGAAGCAGAAGCAGGAATACCACCTCAATAAATTATGGCAGAAACATTAACGTTTGAAAATACACAGGAAGTAACCTCTGCAGAGAATCTCAGTGCTGATGAGCAGGATTCTCTACAGGTCGGTGAGGCTATGCAAGAGGCACAAGATAACCTCTTGGCTGGTAAATATAAGGACGCACAGGAATTAGAGAAGGCGTATGTTGAACTCTCAAAGAAATTGGGAGAGAAAAGCAGTGAAGATAATGAACCAACTAACGAATCTGAGGTTCAAGAAACCGAAGAAGTATCAGAAGAAAAGACAGAAGCTAAGGAAGATACTGAGAAAACTAACATCTTAGATAGTCTTTGGGAGGAAGCTAATAGTGGTGAGAAGTTTAGTGATGAAACATTAAAAGAACTAAATAGTATGAAGCCAGGTGATCTGGCTAGTTTACATTTAGAATATCGTAAAGCTAATGCACCTCAACAGTTAACTGAACAAGATGTAACACAGCTAAAAAGTATAGCAGGTGGAGATCAAGGTTATTCTGATATGTTACAGTGGGCTGAGAAGAATCTTAATGCACAAGAGATTGAAATGTTTGATAAGGTCATGGAAAGAGGTGATCCATTAGGAGCATTCTTTGCAGTTAGATCTTTAGCCTATAGATATGAAGACGCAAGAGGAGTAGAAGGTAAAATGATTACAGGAAATGCACCCAAAACAAGCGGAGATCAATTCCGTAGTCAAGCTGAAGTTGTTAAAGCTATGAGTGATTCTCGATATGAGAATGATCCAGCTTATAGACAAGACGTAATGCTAAAGCTTGAACGTTCCAACGTTAACTTTTAATTATGGCAAACCTAAGCAAACTAGAACAGACTAAACTCTGGGTTAACAAATGGCGACAGGATAATGGTGTTGGTCCTAATGTTACCCCTGCTAAAGAACTTGTACCATTCAAATGGATGCACCCTTACTTGAAGAAGGTACAATCTGAAGATTTGAAAATAACTTCTACAATACCAGGTGACTCAGCTAACCCTATATCCAGAAATGAATGGATGAAGATAATGCAATCTAATCCAAAGATACTTGAACAGATACGTAGAACTCAAGAACAATTAAAAATTGGTCCGTTTAAACAAGCATCTATACCTGAATCATATAGAAGAGAAGGTATAGGAAATAGATTTGATCAGATACTAAATCCTACAGGTGACTTCTCTAGGCCATCTCTACAACAATTAAGAGAAGGTAGAGATGAAAAGAAAAGAATGGGTCAAATAAGAGGGGTATAGTAATAGCGGCTGACCCGAAAGATCGTCCTCGGCCACACGAACTTTTATTCCCTTTACTCATGCCTCAAAACAAATTTGCAACAGAACCACAAACTCAAGTAGTTGAGCAACCCTACTTCGAGAATGCAGAGCGTGTCAATGGACAGCTTGCTATGATAGGATTCGTTGCAGCACTAGGCTCATATATAACAACTGGACAACTTATCCCTGGCATTTTTTAATGGCAACACTAACCCTACCTGAACAGAATAATTGGAATCAGTTCTGTAAGTGGGTTACAAGCACCGACAACCGACTTTACGTTGGTTGGTTCGGTGTACTCATGATTCCATGCTTACTTACTGCAGCGACCTGTTTCATTATTGCTTTCATCGCAGCACCGCCTGTTGACATAGACGGAATACGTGAACCAGTAGCTGGCTCTCTACTCTATGGAAACAACATCATCTCAGGGGCTATCGTCCCATCATCTAACGCAATCGGTCTTCACTTCTACCCAATCTGGGAAGCTGCAACCCTCGACGAGTGGTTATATAACGGAGGACCATATCAACTTGTTGTGTTCCACTTTCTCATCGGTATCGCAGCATACATGGGACGACAATGGGAACTTAGTTATAGATTAGGGATGCGACCATGGATAGCAGTAGCATATTCAGCACCAGTATCAGCAGCCTTTGCTGTCTTCCTAGTATATCCATTCGGACAAGGGAGCTTCAGTGATGGTATGCCTCTTGGCATTAGTGGTACTTTCAATTTTATGTTCGTATTCCAAGCCGAACACAATATCCTCATGCATCCATTCCATATGTTGGGTGTTATTGGGATGTTCGGGGGAGCTTTATTCGCTGCTATGCACGGAAGCCTCGTTACTTCCTCACTCGTTCGTGAGACTACTGAAACTGAGTCACAGAACTATGGATATAAATTCGGCCAAGAGGAAGAGACGTATAATATCGTCGCGGCTCATGGTTACTTTGGGAGACTTATCTTCCAATACGCCAGCTTTAATAATAGTAGGAGTCTTCATTTCTTCCTTGCTATTTTCCCAGTCGTTTGCGTATGGTTCACCAGCATGGGAGTCAGCACTATGGCTTTTAATCTCAACGGCTTTAACTTCAATCAGTCAGTCGTTGACTCTAGCGGTAGAATCGTTCCCACTTGGGCAGATGTCCTGAACCGAGCAAACCTCGGAATGGAAGTAATGCATGAAAGAAATGCACATAACTTCCCACTTGATCTAGCTACAACTAAGGAGATAGAATATGCCTAAAGGTAAAGGTACTTACGGTACTAAGAAAGGGAGACCCCCTAAGAAATAAAGCCATGGCGGCTCGTATGTCGATACAGTAGAAGCCACCTCACGCCACGTCCGTTCAACCTTTAACAAGGTCGCATGAAACCACAGCATGGAACGGGGTTGTGGTACTGGAGTATTAACAATGACTGTTAAACTAAGGTATCGTGGTGTTGAGTACACAAGAACATCAAAGTAATTAACTTAACATGAAAAAATTTGCACTAGCCCTAGCGGCATCTCTCGCTTCGACTCCTGCAATGGCTGGCGTCTATATTAATGCCGAGTCAAACGCGTCCTATACAGGTAATGATTATACTTCCCGTACTACCGATCTCCACGTAGGCTACGAAGGTGAGGTAGGTTCTCTTGGATATTATATTCAAGGTGGTCCTGCATTCACTGCAGCTGATGGAGCAGATGGTAGCACAGATTTCTCAGGTAAGCTCGGAGGTTCCGTAGCTGCATCAGAGAAACTGGGTATCTATGGAGAAGTTTCATTTAAAACTGATGAGACTGCAGACAATTCTTATGGCACTAAAATAGGTGCTAAATATAAATTTTAAACCTTAACTATGGCACAACAAGCAACACATTCACCAGCTTTTGTGACAAGACTCTCACCTGAACCAGAGGTTCTTGACACTAATCCTAGTGATCATCAACCTCCAGGTGTAGATGAAAAAGAAGAAGAATGGGAGCCTCAATCTCTTGAGGAAGCCCTCTTGGGTGAGTAAATTTAATGAATTATGGGCAGCAGTTTTTATGCTGCTGCTCTTTTTCACTTATGTAGAATACTCACATTTACAATTCCACAGGAATGAGACACCTCAGAGTCGGACCTCATTCTAATTGGCTTTGGCCCTTTACGAAGGATACCCTTAGCCGTCTAGACGGTGGGAAAGACCACAAGAAAATTGATCAAAAAAATTTCAGCTGAAGAAAGTAAATATTAATCTTATTATAGAACAATGGCCCAACAGGCAACCCATAGTAATGCCTCGTTAACCAGACAGGGACAATCAAACTCTACTGGTGACGCAAGAGCATTATATCTCAAGTTGTTCAGTGGTGAGATGTTCAAAGGCTTCCAGCATAACGCAATTGCTAGAGACCTTGTAATGAAGAGAA